GTATTGTTTCTTCTCGAGAACACCAACCTGGGTGAGGATCTGCTTGATGCGATCTTAGACTCACAGAAGGCATCGTTCTCAGGACGTGAGGCATACGCTCTTGGTGCTGCGTTTTCAGATACGATTGGGAACATTGCTATCAAGGTAAATGGTAGGGACGTTGTGCGAACACAAGCACAGCGCGAGTTCTTTGGGGCGCTTGCTCGTGTAGCGCGTCAGGTTCTCATCGCAAAGGAAATGATTAACATTGAGGCAGAGGAAGGGGTGCCGAGTGTCTAACTTCAAGGAAGAGCTTCTTAACTGTCTCGAAGAAGAGTTTGATGTCGGGCCGCGCACTATTGCTGACGGGATGGCACAGGTGATTCGTGGCGAGACAGTAAAGAAGAGGCTCGCCCTTGGACCGTCCGGCGATATGGCAGAGGTCTCGAGGGAGATCACTACTACACCAAAGGACATTGTAAATGGTGCAATGATCTATGACGCTCTCAGAGGTGGTGATCTTGGCATTTCTCCTCGCAGCATTCGCAGTGCTGCTGGGGCCAAACAAGTGGAAGTAGTTCATAGGCGCCTGGGAGTGGATACCCGGATCATCGCCAATCAGGGTGAGGACCCTGTCTTTGACGCAGTATTTGAACTCGAGGAAGACATTATAGCGCCGACCAATGGTGCTGGTGATCCCTTCAGCGTATTTGGCAAGCATGAAGATTAGCGACGACTCTCTTATCAGAGCCTATGCCAAGAAGATGGTTACGGAGCTGCGAATTGCTGAGGGTGGCGAGACGATTACTCTTCTTGAGGAGCTTGAGGAGTCCCAGGGTGCTATTGATACTATTGTGGAGTTTCTTGATGCATCTGGTGACAAGATGCTTAGGCATGATCAGATTCAGCAGAGGGCTATTGACCTGCTGGTTGCGACTACTGGAAGGACGCCCCACGAAATTGCTTCTATCCTTGAAGGGAGCAGCAAGGCCCCAAAGGTTCAGAAGGTAGAAACAAAGTCTGGCAACCAAAAGATTACAGCACGCAAGCCAAGGAGTTTCGGCGCTCCAGAAGGTGATGCGTGGACCAAGTGCAAGGAAGACTTCGTTTACTTCTGCCAGCACGCGCTCGAGATTACCTATCGCGCTGGCCTTAACCCAGACTTCCCGCTTGGTGGTTACGGTGCGTTTAGTCCTAACGAGCATCAGGTAAGGATTATTGCAGTCCTTATTGATGACTGGCTGGACGGGAAGCCAGTGCGAGACATTATCTTGAAGGCTCGTCAGCTTGGGATTACTACTATTCTGCTTGCATTCTGGTACTGGTTGATCTGCCAGACTGATGACTTTGTTTTAATGTTCATCATTGATAAAGACCCGCATATGTATGAGAAGCGGGATATGCTCAAGAGGTGGGCAGAGAAGGTATCAGAGAGGTTCCCAGAAGCGCCTGTTCTCGTTGCTCATGGTGGCAAGCGTCTTGTGTGGAGTAATAGAAGCAAGATCCTTTTTGAGTCCGCGCAGAGTCCTAACCCAGGAACTTCTGAGCACATTAGGGCCATCCATTTGTCTGAGATGCCGAAGTGGCCTAAAGGGAAAGCCCAGAAGGTTATGAAGAGCCTGGTCCCGGGTATCCCGGACTCAGGCGGAACTTTCATCGTAAACGAATCTACTGCCGAGGGGATGGGCTACTTCTATCGCCAGTGGAATCGTATTATGAATAACCAGGAGATTGGTAGAACGAAAACGCGTCCACTCTTCCTCCCCTGGTATCTGTCTCCCGAGTACTCCGAAGAGCCCACCCAGGACTGCTATGACGACGAAAAGTTTATCTTTTTAAATGACGATATTGAGGTCTGTGAGACAGACGACTATGGTGATATTCTTCTTACCGAAGAAGCATACATGGAGAAGTTTGAGCTAAGCCTGGAACAAATTTATTGGCGCCGACTTCAGATTAAAAATAAGTTCGGTGGTGTCATTACTGATTTCGATCAGGAGTACCCAACTACACCAGAGCACGCTTGGGCCGCCTTTGGTAGCCTGTTCTTCGGGACACACTGTTCCATCGAAGCCGATAAGCTCGCAAAAGAACCTATCGTAATTGGAAGAGTTGTTGACGAGAAAGGTAACAATGATCCATTAAAAATCTTTCCGTGGAATACTTACGCCCCAATGATCGTTGCAGATCGTACAGGACCATTGAGGATCTATACTCGCCCTCTCAAGGGAGAGACTTATTACATTGGAGGAGATCTTGCTGAGGGGAAACAAGTCGAATCATCGAGCGGCAAAGTTGACACTGATTTTAGCGTTCTTACTGTACTTGATAAGTATGGTGAGCTGGTCGCCATTTATCGTGCTCGAACGAAGCCGGAAGAGATGGCGCTCGTAGCTATCATGCTTGCGAAGCTTTACAATATTGCGGCAGTTAACATTGAGAGGAATTCTGTAGGCGAAGCTTGCTGGGTGATGTTTAAACAGTCTGGATACAATAAGATTTATCTGAGGCGGGGCAACGGGCCATACGAAGATCGTGGATGGAATAAGACTATGCCGTCTAACAGAAAGTCAATGCTTATTGAGATGAGGCATCATATTCGTAGGTTTCCAGAGCATGTTGTTGACAAGGCATTTGCTCAGGAGATCGGTGTCTTCGTTACAAACAAAGATGGAAAGCCAGAAGCAATGTCTGGTGAGCACGATGATATTATTATGGCCTATTGTCATGGATGGCATATGATTTATGACATTGTTGGTGTTAGGATTAGGATTAAGGAAAAGGAACCAGAGCCACCAGCGGAGCTTGAGTTCTATAATGTCCTTGAACATAACGGTATTGATCTTGATAACCCTTTTAACGATCAACTTGAGGTTTGGTAATGGCTCTTGATATTGAAGCCTGGGATGAGCGAATCATTGAAGATTACAAGCACATCCAGGCAAAGTTTCACAAGAAGTGGGCTGAGAATAGAGACATCATGAACAATGAAGGATCCGGATCAAGGTTCGGCAACCTTACGAAAGAGTTCTCTTCTGCTGTTAGGGCGAGACTAATTAACAAGAACTTCTTTGTTAAGGTGTCTGCTGATGATCCTGACTACACCCGTAATGCTCAAGAGATGACCATTATGGCGAACTCAGTATCTCGCTCTGTTGGACTTAAGGAGGTGCTCGATAACGCTACTGAGGATAGCCTCTGGGCTGGCACGGGCTGGATTGAGGTTGGACACTCAACTGATCTGCATAGCTTTGATGCAATGCGGACGATTCTCCACAAGAATTCTAATGCATTTAATCCTAATGAAATTAGAGATCAATATGAGCCGGTTAGCGAAGAAGAGGTAGGCAGGAACTTGGGTGTTGATATTGAAAATGTTACCCCGTTCAATCCTTTTGAACAGCCAGAAATTAGCGCTGAGGCAGACGAGCCACGCCTAACCTTTGATCCTGAGCTTGGCTCTCCGTGGGTAAAGACGATCCTTCCGTTCTTCATTGTTCTCCCAAAAGAGACCAAGCATGTTAGGGATGCGGATTACGTTACCAAGCTTGTTTTGCTTTCGAGAGAAGAGCTTGAACTGATTACCGACACTGATATTCCAGATAATATAACACTTGAGACGGCACTCTTCCAGCAGTTAGTGGATGAAACTCCAGGCGGGGAGTACATCGAGACCCCGATTGTTGTTGCTGTTACCTATATTAGACGGGATCGTAACGACCCTCGGTATACCGGTTGGTATTTCGCTCACGTTATTGGGCATACTGATATTGTAATCAAGAGCGCACCGAATCCGTATGGTGGGATGATCCCACTGATTCCAGCAAAGTCCAGGTCCTCCATGAAGATCCTATCTAAATCTTGGATTGAGGATCTTAGACCATATACGGATAATCAAGCTAAGGTTCTTGAGGCAATGTTCAAGAAGATTCGTGCCAGCTTAGCGATCAAGTGGTCAGTTGGCGCGAATGGGTCGGTAGATAAGACAAATAGCATGAGGATCAATAACCCGAACTACAATGGGGAAGTTAAGTTTGAGGCAGGCTCCCCGGAATCCTTCCAGTATATGGATGGGCCGGGACTTAGTCAGGATGATATC